ACAATTAAGAATGATTTAAAGGATGACTTAGCTAGACAAGAAGCACTTATGGAAAGATTAGAAGATAAGGTAAATGCTTCACAAGATGAGATAGATGAAACTATTGATGTAGCCGGAGAGAGGTTTGATGCAAGAAGAGATGCCTTATATTCAGATACAGACAGAAAGATTAAAGAATTAGAGGATAGGCTTGGTGCTAAATTACAAAGAGCCTTAGATAACCCATTAGCAAATTAGGAGTTATTATGAGTAAACCAATAATAGCATTAATAGTATTAGGTGTAATTGCTTTTATAGCAGCAATGGTAATAGGTGTTGATACCTTGATGTGTGAGCCACCCTGTGTCTGATGACAGAGGCAGAAAGAAGTACCTCTAGGTGGCGATGGACTGCATTAATATTATACTTGTTAATTTGTTTTTACGATTTTCTATTTGTACCAGTATGGTACGGACTTAATAGACCAGACATCTCTCAGTTTATGGACATTATTAATTCAACAGAGGACACATTAGTACAGATGGAATTAATGAAGAAACTAACAGGACAGCACAATCCCTTTACTCTTATGGGTGGTGGGTTATTTCACTTAGCCTTCGGTGCAATCTTAACAGGTAGTGCTATTGGCTCAAATAAGTAAAGGCACTATGGAAGAGAATATTAATCGTATGCAATTGCAATTAGACAAACACTCTGGACAAATAGCAAAGCTGTTTAGTAAGATTGATGATACTAATGCTTGTATACAGAAAATAAATACATCACTTATGCAAATTAAGTGGGGAATATATGGAGCTTTTGCTTGGTATATAATCACACATATAGGAATTTTAGAAGCACTAAGGATAATGGTATGATAGCATTTTTAACAAACGTAGCACCGATAGCCCTAGGCTTTGTTGCTAAGCTAGTAGCCTTGAAGAGTCAGGCTGCTGCTGAGAATCAAAAGAGAATGATAGAGTCACTACAAGTAAGGAATGATTCTATTAATATGGCAAGAGATAGAGCAGACAAAGAATCACCTATGGCTGCTTTGAACAGAAGAGTAATTATATTTGTTATCTTAGCCTTGATTATATTTACACAGGTAGCACCGGTATTCTTTAATGTACCTACTGTTATACCTACTGTAATTAAAGGAGATGCAATATTAGGATTCCAATTAACACCGGATACTATAGAGTACATAACAGTACAAGCAGGTGCGGTACTTAAGTTTGATGAAGTATTTAGATGGGCGACTATGATTATAGAATTTTATTTTGGTGCTCAATTAGCCAAGGGGAAGTAAATGACATATAGAGGATTAATAAATCAAGTATTAATAAGACTAAGAGAAGATACTATAGATTCTGATTGGTCTGGAGATATCAACGATAGTATTACTGTCTCAACTTATCAGAAAGTTATAGGCTCCTTAGTTAATGATGCTAAGAGAAGTATAGAATCTTTTCACGACTGGATGGCTTTAAGAGAAACTAAAGATATATCTACAGTAGCAGCAACTAAAAATTATAATTTATCTTCTGGTCAAGAGTTACAAATTCTAGATGTTACTAACAACACTACTGGACATACTTTACAACCAGTAACTAAACACTATATGAATAGTATAAAGTATCCTACAGACCCAACAGGAGAACCTTCTTATTGGTGTGCTAATGGTGTTGATTCTTCTGGAAATTTAAAAGTAGATTTATCTCCAATACCTATAGCAGCAGAGACTATTTCTTTTGATATTACAAAGTATCAAGATGAATTAACTACTGCAGCCACAGTTATAAAGATACCACATCAACCAGTGATACTGGGAGCTTGGGCTCGTGCTCTTGCAGAACGTGGTGAAGATGGAGGTACTCAGTCGTCCCTAGCTGCAGAAGAGGCAGCAGCAGCATTAAGACAGGCTATCATAATAGATGGTGGTCATAATAGGTATGAACTTGATTGGTATATTACATAATGGCTAAACAATTAGTAGCACAACCCTTACCTAATTTTGGTGTTAATGGATTGAATACTCAAAGCAATCCTAATTCACTAGACCCTTCTTATCTTACGGCAGCAGAAAATATAGTATTAAGAGAGTCTGGAAGGATATCATTTCGTAAGGGATTTAAACAAAAAGTTGTTCCTAGTGGTACAACTATCAACTCTATTATAGAACACAATGACCAAGGTACTAATAAAATCTTTGCTAGTCACGGTACTAGCATCTATACTATTGATTTTACTACACCTAACGCTGCGTTTCCTGCGAGTGGTGCTGATGTAAAACATACAGTAGGAAGCACGACAGGTGATTGGCAGTTTATAAATTTTAACGAAAGACTTACTTGTATACACACAGGAGTTGTACCACAAAGATACAACGGTGCAGCAGGTTCAGGTTCTAAATGGGCAGCTTTTGATAATGCTACTAGACCTCCTACTGTTACCACGGCAGAGTTTAAACCTAGTTGTGGTTCAGGAGCTTATGGTCGTATGTGGGTTGGAGGTGTAGAAGAAGAGAAAGATGTCTTACATTATTCTGCTCTATTAGATGCTGATGATTTTACTACTGCTTCTGGAGGTGGTTCTATAGACCTAAAGAAAGTTTGGGACAAAGATGATATTATAGCTATTGCTCCATTTTATGGACAACTTGCAGTATTTGGTAAGAACAACATAGCTATATACGAGAGTCCAGATGTTATTGGTAGCATTAAACTCAATGAAGTAATTAGAGGAATAGGTTGTATTGCTAGAGATAGCGTACAAGCTATAGGTGATGATTTAGTATTCTTATCTAGCACAGGACTTAGGTCATTAGCTCGTACATCTGAAAAAGATAAAGTACCTTTAACTGATATAAGCTCTAATATTAAAGATACGCTAATAAGAAATATATCTGCTAATGATACAACTAAAATTAAATCAGTATATGTAGAGAATGAAGGTGTATATATTCTTTCTTTTACTGATGTAGGTATTAATTATGTATTTGATTTTAAACATTTCACACCTAATCAAGTACCTAGAATAACTAATTGGACATTTACTAATGATAGAGAACCTACTAGTATGACTTATACAGAATTATATGGGTTACTTGTAGGACAGAAAGATGGAGGAATAGCAGGATATGAAGGATATTTTGACACGGATTTGGCTTGGGTTAGTTCAGCAGCCAGTTATACTAATAGTAGTATTAATGCTAATGTGTCTAGTATATGGATATCTTTAAGTCAAGGTAGTGTTGCTTCTTTATTAAAGAAAATGATTTTAGTATTAGAGGGTGGTAGTGGAGCTACATTAGGTTTAAGGTGGTATAAAGATTTTAGTCCTACTTCATCAGTAACAACATCTATACCTCTAAGACCTGCAACTACAGGAACAACAGCTTTATATGGTAATGCTGCTTCTCTTTATGGTGCTTCAAAGTTTACACCTATATATGGATTACGAGAATATAATACACACCTTTCAGGTAGTGCTAAAACATTAAAACTTAATATGTCATTAGTAAGTAATGGTTACAATGCTTCAATACAAGATTTATCAATTTTACATTTACAAGGGAAAATACGATGAGTAATTATACTTTAGCAGTCAATTGGTCAGGTAAGGATGCACTTTCGGATAGTGATGCTGCGAAAGTAATTTCTGGCTCTGACTTTAATACTGAATTTACAACAATAAGAACAGCAGTTAATTCTAAAGCTGATACCAATGGTGATAGTGGAGAGGATTTCGCTAGTAATAACGCAACAGTAGCAGGTACTTTAACTGTAACTGGAATTCCAACTATACCTACAGCAGCAGAAGGAACAAATACAACACAAGCAGCAAGTACAGCTTTTGTAAAGACAGCAGCAGATGCTCTTAATGCAGCAGCTTATCCAGTAGGTGCAATATTTACTACAACTACAGTTTATGCTGATTCAGCAGCAGTTGTTGCAGCAATAGGTGGAACGACTTGGGTAGCATTTGGAGGAGGTAAGGTACTTGTAGGATTAGATTCTGGTGATTCAGACTTTGATACAGTAAATGAAACTGGTGGTTCTAAAACACCAACTACAGGAAGTCACACGCTAACAACTTCTGAAATACCAAGTCACACTCACCAAATAAGAGGTAGACAAACAGATAGTGGTACAAGTGCTGCTCACTTTTCTAGTGGAACAACAGATGCAGGTAGTTATGGTGCAACTGAAGCAACAGGTGGTGGTGGTGGACACACTCACACAAGTACCACAGTACAACCATACATCGTAGTATACTTTTGGAAACGCACAGCATAGGAGAATAGAATGGCAGTTTATCAAGGGCAAAGTGGACAAAAAGGCTATGGGTCATACAGTCCAAAAAAATATGCACAAGCATACAAACAACAAAGAGGTTCGTATGGACTGGGCAATAGACAAACACTCGGTGTTAGTAATAAAGAATACTTAGCAGCTCAACCTAAAAAAACTAGTTCATTTGGGTTTCCTTTAGGTGGCTTTGGTGGAGGAGGT